AAAGTCATAATCATCTCAACGCCAAATGGCATGAACCACTTCTACAAGATGTGGGAAGATGCTAGACGAGGTAAGAATGGTTATGTAACAAACGAAGTCCACTGGTCACAAGTTCCTGGGAGGGACGCTAAGTGGAAAGAAGAAACAATCAAGAACACATCTCCACGGCAGTTCTCTCAAGAGTTTGAGTGTGACTTCCTTGGATCCGCTGATACTCTAATCAGTCCAGCAAAACTACAAAATATTCCTTTCGCAGATCCCATCGCTAGCAATGCAGGACTTGACGTGTATGAGAGAGTGCAAAAGGATCACGAATATATTATTACTGTGGACGTTGCCAGAGGAATTGGTGGCGACTATAGTGCTTTCATCGTGTTTGATATCACCACGATGCCGTATAAGATCGTTGCAAAATACAGAAATAATGAGATTAAACCTGTATTGTTTCCCTCAGTAATTTTTCAAGTCTGTAAAGAATATAATAACCCATACGTTTTGGTAGAAGTCAATGATATCGGTGATAGTATTGCTGCAACTCTCAATTACGATCTTGAGTATCCTAACGTCCTTATGTGTGCTATGCGTGGCAGAGCGGGTCAGATCGTCGGACAAGGATTCTCAGGAAACAAAACACAACTAGGTGTGAAGATGAGCGTGACCGTAAAGAAAATCGGTTGTGCTAACCTCAAAGCAATTATTGAAGAAGACAAACTACTCTTCAATGACTTCCAGATCTTCCAAGAGCTTACCACATTTGTGCAGAAGAAACAAGCATGGGAAGCAGATGAAGGATACCATGATGACCTTGTAATGTGTATGGTTCTCTTCGCATGGTTAGTCATGCAGGAATACTTCAGGGAGATGACCGATCAAGATGTCAGAAGGAGGATCTATGAAGAGCAGCGTAATCAGATTGAACAAGATATGGCTCCCTTTGGTTTTATCGATGATGGGTTGGGGGATGATACCTATATTGATGGCGATGGAAACCTATGGGAGTATGGAGATAAGCAAGAAGAAGTAAGTTATATGTGGAACTTCTAATGGATATTGGAGATCAATTTAGTCTAGAACATCTTCTCTTCAGAGAAAGGATTTGTAGATCCTGTGGAGAGAAGAAAGACTTGATCTCTGAGTTTTATTTGACAAGGAAAAACAAGAAAGGTCATCCGTCAGCATATGCTTACGAGTGTAAAGACTGCACGGTTAAAAGAGTAATAGATAGTAGAAAGAAGCGTGATCCATTCTCGGATTGGGGATATCCAGATTGGTAGTTCATGCATTGTTCACCACCTTTGAAACATCCAAAAATCTAAATAGATTTAGATAATTTTTGGAGTATCCAAGGAGCATAACATGGCAAGTCAAGTCTCGCCTGGTGTTGTTATTAGAGAACGTGATTTATCAAATGCTGTAGTTGTAGGTGCATCATCTATCACTGCTGCGTTTGCTGCCAGTTTCAGAACTGGACCAGTAGGCAAAATTACACAAATCAATTCAGAAAGAGAACTCATCGATACATTCGGTTCTCCAGCAGAAGAAAACGCAGCTGATTGGCTCGTTGCTGCTGAGTATCTAAACTACGGCGGAAGACTCGCAGTTGTCCGTGCTGCAACAGCATTGAAAAATGCTACCGAAAGTGGCACTGGTGTTCTTATCGGTGATAAGGATTCTTTCGATGCTGGAGTAGGTTCAAGCGAAAAGTTTGCTGCTCGTTATGCAGGAGCAGACGGAAACAACCACTTGGTAGTTGTAGTTGACCGTGGTGCAGATCAGATTCTAACTTTAGACGCAGCACATGCTTCTGCTCCTTCAGTTGGTGACGCAATCACTGTTGGCGGTAAAGCAGGTAAAGTTTACTCTGTCTCAACCGATGGTTTAACACTTGCTGTTGTTCTAGACACACCAACAACTTTAGTTGCAACTGGCGATTTAATCGTTGGTGCTGGTGCTGCCAGTGCTGATCTAACTGTTACAGCAGTTAAAGGTTGGTATAACAACACTGAGATTGCATCGACTGGTCTCAAGCTTTCAGCAATTGCTCCTCGTCCTGGCACTTCTGCATGGGCATCTGAGCGTCACCTCAAGTATGATGAAGTTCACGTCGCAGTTGTCGATGAAAGCACAAATACAATCGTAGAGAGACTAACATATCTTTCTAAAGTTTCTGATGCAAGAACTGCAGAAGGTGCTGCAAACTATTACCTAAATTCAATTAACGAATTTAGTGGTTATCTTTATGCTGGCGTAGCACTAAGTGGTGCTGATGTTGCTGCATATGGATCAGGTGCATGGGGCGGAACTGCTGCTTCTTACAGTGCAACTGCTTCTGCTCCTGTAACTCTAGGTCTTTCAACCGTTAGAGAGTATGCACTTTCAGACGGTGAGGACGATTACACCTACACCGTTGGTGAAATTGATACTGCATATGATCTATTCCTAGACACAGAAGAAGTAGAAATCGATTTCGTTCTAGGTGGTGGTTCTATCACTTGGGCAACTGGTGAAGGTTCTTATCCTGATGCAGAAGCAGCAACTCTTGGTAAGTATGCTGCTGCTGTAGCACTTGCAACTTCAAGAGCTGACTGCCTTGCTTTTGTTTCTCCTTATGTTGGCAACCAAGTTGCTACTTCTGGAAATGTAGCACTAACATCCGCTGCACAAAGAGATAACACCATCGCATTCTTTGATGGTCTTCCTTCAACTTCATACGCAGTATTCGACAGTGGTATCAAGTATACCTACGATCGCTTTAACGATAAGTATCGTTATGTTGCATGTAATGGTGACGTTGCTGGTCTTTGTGTCAGAACTTCACTTGCACTTGCTGACTGGTATTCACCTGCTGGTGTAAACAAGGGTGCTCTACGTAATGTAGTCAAACTTGCTTACAATCCTGGTAAGGCAGATAGAGATGATCTCTATACATCAAGAATTAACCCTGTTGTTTCTCTTGCTGGTTCTGGTCCCGTTCTCTTTGGAGATAAGACTGCTCTTGCTTCACCTAGTGCATTCGACCGTATTAATGTTCGCCGTCTCTTCCTCAACGTTGAGAAAAGAGCAAAGACACTTGCAAGAGGTGTTCTATTCGAGCAAAATGACTCCTTAACCCGCAGCTCATTTGCTTCTGCTCTAAACGGATTCCTTGCAAGAATCAAGGCAGATAGAGGTTTAACAGACTATTTCGTTGTTTGTGATGACAGCAATAACACCCCTGCTGTAATTGATGCTAATGAGTTTGTTGCTGAACTCTATCTACAACCAACACGTTCTATCAACTATGTAACAGTTACTTTGACTGCTACAAGAACTGGAGTTTCTTTCAGTGAAGTAATTGGTAGATAATTAGTATAGTATAGAAAAAACGCAACGAGGTAAACAAAAATGCCACTCTCATCAGGTATCGATAATTTCTTAGGAAAGATTCAACAGGGCGTAAAGCCCAATATGTTTGAAGTTCAGATTGAATGGCCAAATGCTTTCAATATTAGTGCTGACGACAAGCAACTTACAAACTTACTTTGTAAGTCAACCAACCTCCCTGGTTCCAACCTAGGTGTAATCGAAGTTCCTTTCAGAGGAAGAACAGTCAAGATCGCAGGTGACCGCACCTTCGATAACTGGAGTGCAACCTTCTTCAACGATAAAGACTTCAAACTCCGTTCATACTTCGAAGCATGGTCGCAAGCGATCAACGCACACGAAGAAAATACTGCGGAGCGTTTCACTCCTACAGTTGATAACGCCAATGGTTACATGGCACATCTACAAGTTCACCAACTTGAGAAAAATGCTACTGCTCCTGGCGGAACCATCATCAGAAGCTACGAACTCTTCCACGCATTCCCAACTTCAGTCTCTTCAATTGATCTTGCTTATGATAGCAACGATCAGATCGAAGAGTTTACAGTTGAGTTCCAAATGTCATATTGGAAGACTGTAGATGCTAACCAAACTGCTGGAGCAGCTGCTTCGCAGTCACAGGGCGCATAATTTATTCTGATAAATAGTTGGAGCGTCCAACTATTGAATAGATAATCATGAGTCAGTTATTTGGCTTCCAGATTAACAGAAAGGAGGGACAGAAGGGGCAATCCCCTGTCCCTCCTTCTGCTGATGAACCCATTGCCGTAGCGGCAGGTGGGTATTATGGAACATATGTAGATACGGATAATCAAGCTCGCAATGAGTTTGAGATGATTCGTAGGTATCGTGACATGGCAATTCACCCTGAGGTGGATAGTGCGGTGGACGAAGTTGTTAACGAATTTATTGTTAGCGACGCCCACGATACTCCCGTGGAAATC